ATTATGTATAATACAGTGTAACTAACTTTATGGGACAAGGGCAAGATAAAATTGCGAGGAGTTTGATGGAATTGCAACCCACTGCTATTGTAGAGTTATTTCTACTTTATTTCAATACCGTAGATAAAGAAACTTCTTTTATTGCTTTTCATGGTGGAGCGGTTTTTGATAAAGGAATTACTTGGCAAGGAGTTGCTTATTTGCCCATTCCTGTAGAAACAGAAGGGTTTGAAATCAACGCTAATGGAAAAATGGCAAGACCAAAGATCAGGGTCTCTAATAAAGATTATTTCATTACAGATCTTCTATTGCAAAATCAAGACCTACAATTTGCCAAATTAATTAGAAAAAGAACTTTTGTCAAATACCTAGATGATGTCAATTTTGATGGAGGAAATCCTTGGGGACAAGCAGACTCTTCAGCAGAGATTAGCAATGATACTTACGTAATTAGTCAAAAAGTATTAGAAAATAAAGTTTTAGTAGAGTTCGAACTTTCTTCTCCCCTTGATTTAGAAAACTTTGAGATCAATAATAGATTAGTTCTTGCTAGATATTGTTCTTGGTATTATAGAGGAAATGGCTGCAATTATCAAGGCCCGCCGATTGAATCTGAAGCTGGAGTGCCGATAATTATGAATCCCACTTCTATAAATGCATGGGGCGCGTTAAGCACTACCAGTAAATGGCAAACTGGAATTGCTTACAATAGTGGAGATCCTGTTTATTTAGAAAACAAGAGGATCATTATTCATCCAGATCGTAATAATTACAGTTTAACAGGAGTGCCGAAAATTTGGTATGTCTGTCAAAGTGGACACACTTCTTCTGATTCTGCGCAACCAGATTTAAATACAACTTATTGGCTAAGGGATGGCTGCAATAAAAAGCTAGATGGGTGCAAGAAAAGATTCCAAAATTCTTGGGAACAAGTAATCCCATCGGTACAATATTCTCTTACCAATAATTTCTTCAGTATGGTTCATAAGAATGGAACTTCTGGATCAAACAATATTGTTCAACAAGCGAGCGTCACGGGTTCTAGTCAAAATATTTCTGGTTTTGCTGTTTCTAATTTAATCAATGGATCAACAGGATATAGTTCGTCCGCTTTAGATACTGGATATTCTTGGGTTACTACCGCAACAGATACTTCTGGAGTGGCTACGTTGACTTGGCCAACATTACGCACTATAAATAGAATAGATGTTTATGGAAGACCAATAGCTCCATCTTTCGGTAATGCAAAAATAAGTCTATTTAGTGGATCTTCTTTGCTCGCGAGCACGGGTTTGTCATCTATAGGTCTAGGAACAAGAAATACTTGGAGTTTTAATCCAACGGGAGTGACTTCAATACAAGTTAGTGGAGGTGCTGGTATAGGAGGCTATGGAGAAGTTTCTGTATTTGAACCATCTGGAGTAGGATTATACGCTCCATCATTCTCTGGAAGCGGAATACACAATAAACAAAACTTTCATATTGGTTCTTGGTTTCAATTCCCCAATGACGTTTCTCAATCCAATCAATTATTAAATATTTTTCATAATGTAAAGCTTAATTGTCAATACAGCGGAGTAAATCTCTACACTAGTGGCGGAAGAAATTTAAACTTAGATTTTGCTACAGTAGAAATAAGCGGAAATCCTGCGGTTGCCTACACAAGACAAAGAACTTTACAAGTGCCTTGCGATGTGAGAGTTTTGCAACCAATACATATTGAATGTGTTGGAGGACAAGGCACAGGAAGTATTCCAACAGCTTTTCAAGAAGGATACATAAGAGTAAGAGGGCTTACACAAGATTATAGATATACTCTAAAGCAAAAAAATGCTGGGACAAACTATTCTGGAGAATTCTTTGTATTTAAAAATAGCTCATATGCGAGTGGAGTAGGAGATTTAAAATTTGGCTTAAATGATTGGCAGTTTTCCGATTCTTTGGCTACTCCTTATAAGACTAATTTGGTGTTTTCAAATTTGAAAATTAGTAGCAACTTTATTTTGGGGACTACTGCTGTGTGGACGGGAATACCAATTCAAGCAAAGTACGATGTTTTTAATAGGCAAGATACTGATCATGCTGCATATACGGCAGATGTAACTCCTCCTTTCCCAAGGAAATATACAGAAGTGTCTGGGTTAAATTATATGACGGGAGATTTATTTGCATGGTGGGGTATGGATTTGAGTAATTCTCCTCCATATGTCATTGCAAGTGATAACTATCCCACGCAAACTGGTTATTTAACTGGAGCATATTATGCTGGAATGGACGCCACCAAAACATCTTCGATGTTTCAAAAGGGTTCTATAGTACAGACAAACAAAACATCCCTTCCTTTCGGGGGATTTCCTGGAACCGATAAATATGGAGCATAAAATAGAACATAAATCAATTTCAGAAATAAAAGATTTTCTAGCTAATCATTCTCATCAAAATATGGGCAATGAAATATGCGGATTTATTGGCTTTAATTTAGAAACAAAAAAGTTTATAGCAACCATAGAAAAGAACGAAGCTGTAGACACAAGATCTTTCTTTTCTATTAGTCCCGTAAGCTATTTGAATTTTAAAAATTCATGTTCTATGCTTGGGGTCTTTCATAGTCATATCATGGGGGATGAGAATCCTTCGGAATTTGACATTAAAATGTCAGAAGCTTGCTGTTTATCTTTCATCATATTTTCTATCAATAGTCAAAATTTTAGCATTTATGAGCCGTCAATCAAAGATTACGATGTAAAACTATTGGACAAATTAAAGAAAAAACTAAAATGACAGCAATAACCCTACATGGAATTTTAGCAATAGAATTTGGTAAAACAATGAATATGGATATTCGCAAACCCAAAGAGGTTATTGATGCCATAACCATGAACAAGCCGTCTTTTAAGAGAAGAATTATTGAATTGGCTCAACAAGGAATTCATTATTCTTTAGTGATTGACGGGGAAGATGTAAAAAAGAGAGAACAGTTAGAAATAAAGAAAAAAATATTACAGATAGATATTGTGCCAATCATATGTGGGAAAGGACCATTACTATTGGTCATAGGGCCAATATTGATGGCAATAGGGACTTTTGCAGAAATTTCTGCAACGACCGCAACAATATTAACGACTTTGGGAGGGATGGCATTAAGCATTGGATTGCAAATGGTTCTTGCGCCAAAACCTGAAACAAAGAAACTAGAGTCAACAGTAGGAGCGTCAAAGCAATCTTTTTTATTATCCAGCAAAGCAAATCTAGCCTCACAAGGCAACACAGTTCCAACTGGATACGGAAGATTAAGAGTCGGTTCTGCAAATATTCAATTTTGCGTTAAATCTTATCCTCAAAAATTAGGATCAACCCAAACCATAACCAACTTAAACAAAGCTGCTAATTCGGCAGTACAATCTTCATCAAGCTCAATCATATCAATATGAAGCATTTAATTAAAAAGAATTTTCTCCAAGGAGGCGGCAAAAAGAAGCCGCATATGTCGCCGCCAACATTGAGGCCCCCTCAACTTGGAGCTTTTCAAATATTAAATTCTTATAGCGTCGGAGAAGTTATTGATTTAATATCTGATGGTCCAATAGAAGGATTAGTAAATCAATATGGTCAAATATTAGGAGGAGGTAGGAGCATTTTGCAAGGAGTATATTTAGATAATACGCCCGTGCAAGTTAGCTCTTTGTCTAGTTCTTATTCAAGTAAAGACGCCATGTTTCAATCTGATGTTTCTTCAGCTATGAATTCTTTTGGGAATATTTATTTTTCAAATAATAATTATAATTACATTTATCCTGGCGCTCCCCTTCCAGCTTTGCACGTGACTCGTTTCATTAGTGAAATTGGTATAGCAATATCTTTAAGGGGCGCGGCTTTTAATAATATAATAGCTGCTCCGCAATGGTATTCTCCATTTACATCAAGTTCTGGATGGAGCGGTTCTCCATATACTTATTTTTCGAACACATCTAACAAAATAGAATTTCACAGCATAGACATAGGCACAACGGCATTTCAAGCTGACACTCTATTGACAAAATTAAAAACTGATTTGAATTCTGACATTAATACCAATATAACGTCTGCACAAAAACAATTGGCCCAAAAAGCTTTAGATAATTTGAACAAATTAATGGTGGATTATAAACCCAATTTATATACCAATAGATATGTAAATTTCTTTGGAGCAGTAATCGCTGCCAATGCGCCTTCTTTACCCATCAATGATTCAGCAATAGTAGTTATTAGTTTTGGCAATAAATCATCCATGACCAAATTGGCAAATGGAGGACAAAGCGATACTTATGTTAAATATTCCGCCAATGGCGAAATTGATATCGACTTTTATTTAGAAAAATTTCAAACTGATTTTGCAGGCAAAATATATAAAATGATAGTTCCAGAAGTATCTCAATCAATTAATTCTTCGGGAGCAATAATTCAATCTTATACTGGAAATATTTATGGATGTATAGTTTTTGCTCTTCCCCAAAAGAAAGTAATAACCTCAACAAGACGGCCTGATAATACTCCTACTGCTGCTGGATACCTGCCAATTCGACACGAAAGATATATTATAGATGATTTTGTTCCATTTAGTTATTCTGGTATAAATTTATTATTCACAAAAAATTCTCAATCAATTGTACCAAAAGCTACCAAATACAACTTTTTAAATGTATCTTGCGAATTCAAAAACGGAGAAGAATATCAGAACGAATTACAAGATTTTAAAAATATTTATGTGGATTATGAATATGGAACAGAAATGTTTGGACCTTTCATTTTAGATACTGCAGTTCAAAGAATTGTTGGCAATTATACATTAGATAATAGCGGTCCTAAAAATCCATTGTTATCAGTGCCAATTAACGATATTGACGGTTCTGTGGATTCAAGAGGCACGATAGGAAATTTCTCCAGTTGGAATAAAGATAATATACTTAATGAAGATGCAATTCCATTTATTCATACCATTGAGAACCCAAATGTTACTTCTGTATTTTTTACTTTAGCGGTGCTGTCGTTATGCGATACATTAGAACAGAATTATGCGACATATCAAGCTGGAGATAAAGTTCCTTCAATAGTCAAGATTCAAGTAGAGTGGGGCAAAGATGTCAATGGAATCAAAACAGTTACTGGATTAAAAAAATACGCAATTGTAGCTCTAGTTGATGGTCAGATGATGATAGATTTTGGAACTCCCGAATTGTCAGGATTAGAAGATCAATATTACGGAGCAGTAAGGGACGTCTCGGCTATTCCTAGTGATGGCGTATTGCCACAAGCTAAAATAGGAGATATTTATAAGCTTCCAGCTTTTGAAGTGGGCGAAGATCCAAGTATAGTAAAAAGATTTCTTAGGATTACAAAGTTATCCGCAGAAACAAACTCAGTGCTATTGAAGAAAAACATTAGCGTGGCAAAAGTAACAGAGGTAATAGAAAACAATCTGTCTTATCCTTTGTCTTCAATTATTGGAATTAAAATTGATGCTCGTTCGTTTGGTGGCATGCCAACACGATCTTTTGATTGTAAATTAAAAAAGGTTCAAGTGCCTTCTAATTATTTCTGCACCAAAACTGATGGAACGGACAAGAGATATATAGGCGCATCATCAACATCTTATGATGGAAAAAATTTGATCTATATGGGAGATTGGGATGGTACATTCAAACTTGAATGGACAGATAATCCTGCGTGGATAATTTATGATCTTTTAACCAGCAAAAGATACGGTCTTGGCGGTTATTTAGACGAATCCCAAATCAATAAGTGGGAACTTTATAAAATAGGAAGATTCTGTGATGCCGTTGACTCTAATGGATTTTTTCAAGGTGTGTCAGACGGATTTGGAGGACTAGAGCCTCGATACTCATGTAATATATTGTTTAAAGAAGGAACGAAAGTATTTGACGCTATTAATATGGTTTCTAGTTTATTTCGCGGAATAGTATTTTTTAGCAATTCAGAAATTCACTTTTTAGATGACCGTCCAAGAACCCCAATTTCTATTTTTACAAATACAAACGTAAAAGATGGCGTTTTTACTTACACGAACAATAGGAGAGACCAACAATTCAACACTATAGAAGTTGCCTATTTAGACAGAATGGATAATTATGTTAGCAAAATAGAATATATTCAAGATGAAGCGGATATTAGAAAAAGAGGCATATTCAAAACAGCTATAAACACTCAGGGCGTGACTTCTAGAGCTATGGCCAGAAGAATTGGGCAACATTTAATATATCAAACAATTAAAGAAAACCAAAGTGTCGATTTCTCCGCTGGAATTGAATCTTTATTATGCAGGCCTGGAGATTTGATTATTGTAGAAGATGAAATGAAAACGCGGCAATCGAATTATGGCAGGATTCTAGCTGTAGATACTATCGCAAAAACTTTGACGATAGATAATACATATGATTCGGGCTCTTATACTGGGAAAATTACAGTATTTACTCCAACTGGGTATAAGACCAACGACGATATGTCCGCTATTGCACAAACAAATAGATCTCGTCTTTCTAGTTTTGGCATTATATCTGCAATCGCAGGAGACACCTCTATTACGGGGAATTATTCGTTCTCTGGTTATGTAGCTGGCTTTCCTTCTGGCAATATTGATGGTCTTCCAGAGCAATTTCCCATATATACTGGCATAAATTCTATTGGTCAATCTTTATATTGCTATTATAATACTGGCGCAACAGGTTTTGTGTTTTCCACGGGAAGAGCGTATGCAAACAACAACACATATGACAAAATTATTTCAAGCACTGGATTGTTTGACATTGCTTTAATTCAAAACAACGACACTGGAGCTTTCCCAAGCATATATCAAACTGGATATGCGTATGATGCTGCTAAATCTTCTAAAAGATCTATTTCAACATCAGGTTCGATGTATGGAGGGTTTAGAATTGATTCAAATTCTTTTCAAGGTATTCTTGAAAGTGAAATATCCACAGTCAATTATCCACAAACAACCATATTTAATTTAACAGGATATAATAATTTAGACTATGGTGCAACTATTTATCTGGACAGTGGTGACTTAAACATTAATTTGCTTCCTTTCGTATCTCAAGGCAGTCCCTATAGAATTCAAAGAAAAAATGCATCTGACCAAATTTACAAAATCGTAACTATCAGAGAAAACAGTCAAAATGAATACACAGTTGCCGCCACCAAATATGATACGGGTAAATTTGCCGAAATAGAAAATGCAATCACTCAAGATTTTCTTCCCAACACTTATTATGCAGGATCACCAACAGTAAGCAATGCAAACATTAATCAGTTGTCTGCACCAACGATAGCCACATTTACTACTGGAACTACTGGAACAAACAGCTTTTCATTAACTGGAACTTGGAGTAAGGTGACTGGGGCAAGTAATTACTCAATACAGATATACAACAACATTGCAAATTTTTATCTCTCTTCCTCTACAACGGACAATCTAACCACAGGTTATGGAGTTACTGGACTTACTACATTAGGGCAGTGGAATTTGAAGGTTCAAAGCGTTGGAAACAAAAGTACAACTCTTGATTCTCCATATGCGCAGACAGGAAAGTTTGTAGCATACTCTTCTTCAGTTATTACTCCATTGTCGAAACCATCAATAACGCAATTCACTTTACTATAATATGTACGAATTTGACACATTTTTTCCTGATGTTACTGGCGATTTGACGCATTCTTATACTGGCAGTGGCGTCCATTTATATGGGGATGTAACTTTTAATTTTTCGCTATTGGATCAACAGCAGAATTCAATTATCAATGATTATCAGTTGATTAATAATTCTCTAGTTAATGTGGTCGCTTTTGATATTTTAGATACTGGAGCAAACGTAATATACGCTAATTATAAATCTGGGACAACTAGCAGGAGTTTAACTCTTTCGAAATCTGAAAATGAAAGCATTTTTGGTTATTACCAAAAAGACTTTGGGGTAAGAGCTAAAATCACAAACAATATAGATAATTCGGTATTTGCTTCTGACTTTTTTGCTTATGCAAATGTCCCCTTGTTGTCTGGAGCTACAATTTCTGACGGTTCTCCACCCACGTATTCATATGGTGTTTGGCTTTCTGGACAACAATCTTTTGACAAAATAGTTGTTGATTTAACTTTAAGCAATTCTTTAAAATATATAAATATAGATAGATACGATATCTATGCGTCTACTGGTAATGATATATCCCTATACGTTAGTCCATATAGCAAAATATCAGATCATCCAAATTATCTTTTTTCTCAACAAGTTGATAAGATTAGCGATATAAATACCATAGTTATTAAACCCACAAATTTAACCTATAACACTAATTACTATTTCACAATAGTCCCATATTCTTCTGTGGGATCTGGATATGCTTTTTCTTTTGGGCCGAGTTATTTTGCATCAGAATTAACTGGAAATAATGATTATATAATATCGGCAAATAAATTTATAGCAACAAGAGGATCTAAAACTTCAGATATTAGTTTGATAACTGGAACGACTGTATCGCCATCATCAATAATAGATAGTATTTTATCTGGACAGTATTTTACAATAAACTATTTAGCTCAATTTATCAGTGGAACTACACCTATTTCTTATCAAGTACAATGGCAACCTGGACCACTAGGGGGCTTGATTACTGGGAGAATAGGAGCTACTGCAATAAATTCTTTTACAACAGGTTCACAAATAATTAGTGGATCTACTTATTACACACTCTCTGCAACCTGTGATGCTGGATTTGCATATGCATTACACAGAACCGCTCTTTAAGTCATCATTTGATGCATAAAGCATATCCTTTAACGCAGCCAAAAAGACGGGCCTAGCCTTTTCTGACAATTTTACATAATTCTTTTTCGCACGGCGATAATTGCGGCGACTAATAGGATCGGTTGGAGGCAAAATTGCTCTTAATTCTTTAGCTATTTTATTATTCATAATTTACAGATGTATGTTTCGGAGTCTTTCAAGAACCCCATTTTGTTATAGAATGATTTTATTTTTTCGTATTTAGGATGCTTAACCACGGCAGACATCGACACTGTATCGAATTGATTATTTCTCGCAAACTTTATGGCAGTTTGGAAAAGTTTATAGCCAACTTTTGAATTTTTAGATAGCCATAGAAATTCCGAGAAGATTTTTTTGCCGAATTTGATATTTTTATCATTTATAAAGATAATCATCGCGTCAAACTTATCGTCAGTTTTATTAGCCCAAACGAAGACTTCCCATGCCAAGATAACAGTATGCCCGAGATTCAACTTCATAGACTCTGGACAGTGATTTAAACCTACGTGCCCAGAGTCTATGTCTTCCTCTTTAAACAAAGAGTAAAGATTGTCAATTACCTGATGAAATTCTTCAGGATTTGTTATTCTTTTTATACTCATTAGTAAGCTTGAGTAGAACGCGACAGGATTTTGAAGGAATGTCTTTGAAGGCTTTCCAGTCTTTAATTTCGGTGATAGCTTCTTGAAGAGACTTTAGAGAAGCAGAATCCCCAGCATCAGCATCAGCATACGATTTCCAAAGCTTCCTCAAGAATGCAGTGAAGTCTTCAAACGATTGGATTTTTAGACTTTCATTTACAACTTTTTCTAGCGTGCCTTGTGGAGTAAGTGGAAGAGCGTTGGAAATAAGCAAATCACTGATATCACTTACGCGATTCTTAGACTTGTCGATTTCATCAGCACCAACGATATGAATATTGAGAAAGTTGCGAACTGCACGGACAAAAGCTCTATTACAAGCGATGGTTTCCAAAAACTTTAGACAAAAATCATCAGTATTCTTGGGTGTTGCGTTGGCGACATCCTCAAAAGCAACGATATTTTTATCTGTTTCGTAATTTGGAATCCATTGAATCTTGCACTTGGCAAAAACATAATCTTCTTGGCGATTTTCTACCTGATAACCGACATAGCAAAAGCCTCGCAATTTAGCCAATTCTTTAATGCCGCCAAGCATAATGAGCAATTGCTTGTCGTCCAACCCTTCAATAGAAGTTGGAACTGGTTGCTTGCGAAGTTCAAACCAATCACGGTTTGGGTAAAGAAATTCTGGCTTGATCATTGCGCGCCAATTAACAGAACCGTCTTCATTAAAGACGTATTCTGTTCCCTCAATGAGGCCATGTTCGTTGCGCTTATAAAGTTCAAAAGGAGATTTAGTTTGTGTTTCTTGTGTAGACATAGAAGTGATTTAGTTCTTGTAGTAGGTCTTCATTGTCTTCCAAATAGAAGTTTTTGTCAACAATATTCTGTCCTTTTTGGAAATGATATTTGCTGGGATATTGTTTTCCTTTAGAAATAATGGTTTTTGAAGAATTAAACAACAGCTTGCTAATGTCTCCAACATTTTTATCTAGAATTTCTTTGTTTGCCTTCTGGTATGGCTGAACTTCGTAATCAAAATATTTATTCCTTATAAATGCAAGATCCTCCTCATTTTTAACCAGCAGGGTAATAGGAACATTAAAGGATTGGGACGATTTTAAATACTCATCTGGGATTTGAAGATTTCTATCAGTGATAAAATAAATATTTTTTAATTTACCAGAGAATCTTTTAAGAATATCCAAAGAAATAACTTTATCAGCAAATATCGAATAGCTGGATAAGAAATCTAACCAGCTAAAGAAAGACTTTTCATCTACTCCATAATCGGGACGAATAAATACATGAATATTTTTAAGATCATTAATAGGTTCAAAAAAATCAGGAACAAGCTCCAACACTCTATTGTGAAAATGACTGCCAATGAATTTGGTTTTGATCAAAGTATCTTGTTTAATTTTTAATTGAGCGAGGATTGCCGAAGCAATGACCTCTGGCTTGATTTGATTGATATAATCATTTGCATCTACGAGATTAAAACAAGGCTTGAGTTTCCAAGGAGCTTCTATTTTTGTTTGTCGTTTGCTCCAGTATCCGCAACTAATTGATGGGTAGACATTAGAAAATAATGTCACTTGTGGCAAATCAATTGAGCTGGCGTAATGAGAGAAAACATCATCAACTCCAATATGCAACCGAGCTTTTGATATGATGTAAGCAGTATTCTTAAAGTCCATATCATAATACCTAGCATCTACGCCATTTAACACTGGACTTTTGGAAGATCCAATTTGAATGATGCTTAGGCCCAATGGTCGAACAAACTTGCCAATCATATCCAAAACAGTATCGTAATATTTGTATTGTTTGGCTGGTACATTAACATCCAAACAAATAGTGATATATTTGTCGAAAACGATTGGCCAAAATTGTTTTGCCACCATTGGCTTGGCGATTTTTACACCAAGGTTTTTTGCATATTCTTCTATTAAGTGACTCATTGTAATTGAAATTGAATGTTTTCTTTGCCGTTGTGGATGTAACTAATAAATTTTTGTGTTGTAGATGTTGGGAAAAATGCAAGATCAAAATACCCTTCAAAATCGCCAGCACCTTCTAAGACGAAAGCATTGTCAATTGATTCTGAATATTCTACACATTTGTAGACGTTCACGTTGTCTTCAATGTATTGAAAGTTGTGTGGACGAGTAATAATATAGATGTTGTGCTTGGGGTACTGTTTCTTGACGTTTCTGACAAGACCATTAATCAAGAATACATCAACATCCGAATCGGGCACTACAATAGCTAGTCTAAACCCCTTGTCATCTTTGCCCAAAACCTCTTCAAATTCGATAGGTTTTTTAGTTTGTTCGGAGCATTTGTTTTTAAAATGATTATATAAGTCTTGCCCACTCATTCCTTTTTCGAACTCCCTTAGCCAATGTTTAACGCATGAACTATTTTTATCCACAGTTTCATTCATCATGTTTTTGTACAAATCAATAATAAAATCAGTTCCATTAGTTGCTGGAGGTGGCTCATATAGGGGATTCTTAAGAATAGCATCAAAAGAAAAATTATAATCAACGACAGGCATTGCATCAATCATATCTTCTATTCGTTTTCCTATCTGTTCAACGGAACAATTGTCAATAACAAATTGTCTGGCTTTGATTCCCCACGATGCTCTTTCCATAGAAGACATTTCATAGACTCTCATCAATTGATCAAAAATACTTTTGGGGCATGTAGATGCTTTAATAAACTGCGTACCTGGTTCGCGATATTCGCTCCATGCAAGCGGAAGTCCACCGCTATCTTCATTGCAATAATCTTCGCCGCAAGAATAATTAGTGACCAAAGTGACGAGTTCTGTCAATTTGGCTTCTTGAACTGGAATCTCCTGACCGCCACTTGTAAATGGGTGGCAGTAAACATCCATCAAATTATAAATTTCATTTAGTTGAGACTCATCTACACCATGACTAATGTTTGTGGTATTAACTGATTTTTCAGAATGGCACGCTTTGCAGTTTAATTCTTGACCCGCAAAAGGTGTAACAAAGAATCGCTTGCATTTGTTGCAAAAGTATGTTGTAAGAATGTCTGATTGATTGATCTGTTTTTCTTCAAGAAGTTTTAAAATGTCCCAACCTTCAGCCCAGTGAGTGTGAAGCAGTAGTTTTGCTTTTGGAACTTTGGCTTTAAAAAGTTTAAATCCATCAAGCATATTTGGAACACTTTTCCTCAATTGATTTCTAAAAACAAAACCGACAATAAATTCATCAGATAGTTTATATCTTGAACGCAATTGTTTTTTTTCGTCATCGCTCATGCGAAAGAACGTGGAAATATCTAGGCTACCTCTCAAAGTTTTCACATGGTCATAACCCATTTCCTGAAATGCCTTTTCGGCAAAAGATGCCCAAACAAAATAATTCTTGATTTTGGGAGCCGCATCAATGGCAGAAGTCAAAATTGGAAGACTGTCCAAAGTCGTCCAAATCATTGTGTTTATCTTATCCCACCAAGGTTTTTCAAAATATCCATCAAATGCCCAAATATCTTCGATACCAATATATACATCGGGTTTGACTTCTTGGATTGCTTGATCAATCATATATGCCCCGTATGCAGCAATTCTTTGCTGATTGCCATCTTTCATTTGAGACATGGTTTCGGCACTAGGCAAAGATCCTATGCATCTCCAAGGAGTTGTTTGTATTTCTGGATCGCTCCAAAATCGTCCATTGGCGAACTCCACAACATTATATTTGCCAGTATCAAATAGATACCGAAGAATATTTTTCTTATTTTTACCAAAACCAGTAAAGGCTTTGCAAAAATTACTGTGAACCAAGATGGTTTTTTTAGTCATTTGATTTGCTGGTAAAAGACATAGTGGAAAGTCTGTAGTTAAAAAGCTCAGATAAAACAAATTTAAAAAACTCTCTTAGAGTATACGCTTCGCCCACTTCAATACCAATGCCAAATTTAATTGCAGAATTTTTGGTTACAGATAGTGAAAATGCTTTGCCGCCATCTTTTTTCGCATAAGGAGCAAAACTAATCACTGTTTTGTTGTCATCAAAAGTATGAAACGCTTTATATTCTACACCATTTTCGATTGCATTAATAAATCCGCCAAGTTCAAATTCATTCAATTTAACTACAATAGTCTTTTCGGGGTTCTTTGCATTTTCAGAAAACGAACCATTCTTTGTTTTGTCATTCCAAGAATGCTGGTGAATAGCGTTGATGTAAACACAGGGAAATTTATCTTTTCCAGAAGTGCCCAAATTAAAGGCAAAGGCGCATCCCATGTTTTTAGAATTTGGCTTGTATAGCGTTATCATGCAGTATATTAAACAATAGAAGGGCTATTTCTATTTTTAAGGGTAAAAATTTGTGGGTATTTGTGTAATACTGTTTGATGAGTGCCGCTTATACAGGAATTACTATAGAACAGAGGGCTTGTTTTGATTTGACGTTAACTCTCACTCAAAACAACGCAATTTATAATCTAACTGGAGTTACTTTGACTGGGCAAATTCGTAGAGATTTCGACGATAAATTGCAAGCTGTTTTCCTAACAGAAATTCTAAGCGTTCCAAGCGGAATAGCAAAAATTAGTTTAAATGGGAATGATACTGCGGCGATTGATCTTTCTCCATGCAGTTGGGATTTGTACGCCGATAGATCGGGGGCGTGCCCAGACAAACTCATGCAAGGACCTGTTTATATGGTTAAAAACATCACATATTAATGAGTGATCAAATTGTCATTAACGTAACTCCAAATCCATCCATTTTAATTAATGCGATAGATCATCAGCAAAGTATTGCCTTAAATCCAATTACTTTAAACCAAGGATTAATTAATCATGGAATTACTCATATCAGTGGCGGAAGTGATGAGGTTCTGCACAATAGTTTGCGTAATCAAGGGGGTCAGGCTGGAGAATATTACCATCTTACCGCCAATCAATACAGCGGAGTTGTTTATCAAACAGGATTAAGCATATACGCCACTCAATATTTTGTTACTGGGATAAGTGGAAATCTTCAAAACCAGATTACGACTCTCAATAATAAGACTGGATCTTATACTCTTCATTCTGAAACTGGAGCTTTTTACGCAACATCTAACCCAAGCGGATTCATCACTGGCGTAAATTTAAGTGCATATGCTACAACAGTGTATGTAACTGGAGTTAGTGGTGTTTTACAGGGGCAAATTACGACGCTTAATAACCAAACTGGTTCGTATACTTTGCATTCTGAAACTGGAGCTTTTTACCCATCTTCAAACCCAAGTGGTTATATCACTGGTGTTAATTTATCAGCTACAGGAGCTTTCCTAACAACTGGAAACGCAGACGCGAGATACGTATCTTTGACAAGCTCTCAAACTATTTCTGGAGCTAAAGCTTTTGATCAAAGACCTACCGTATTTGGAACGGGAGTAATGTTGAGTGGGGAAGCGGCACAACTGCCAACGACATTGGTTTATACAACTGGTGATCAAAACATTTCTGGAGTTAAGACATTTTTAACAGGAATTAATGTCAGCGGAGCAGTATCTATTGCTTCCCCAAGTGGATCAATCAATTATGCGGGCATTCAACTTTCTGGATACAATGGCCAATCTCTCTTCCAATCAATACAAAATACTGCTGCGAGTGTTTCTGGCAGTACGGATATTTCCTTATACAACGACACTGGAGCTTATTTAGACTTAGGCATCGCTAGTAGCACCTATAATGGCAACCTATTCTCTCCTACATTCAATATTGTAAACTCTGGCGATTCTTATATTTATTCAACTGCTAAAAACTTTGTAGTTGGAACCGCATCATCTGGCGATGTTGTATTTTTCACAAGCGGAACGCTAAGTGGTAATGAGAGAATGAGAATTACTGCTGGTGGTAATGTGGGCATTGGTACAGGCACACCTAATAGTGCTTTGACAGTAGTGGGAAATGTTAGTGCTACGGGGGGATTTACTTTCGGAACATATAATACCGTAGGGTATTATGGGATGAAATATGACCCAACATCTGGCGGAGCTGGCAAATTAACCCTTTCTAGAAGTGCTGGTGCTGGGGATATAATGATTACATTAGATCCCGCCTCTAATGCGATTACTGCTGGGACTGTTAGAGCTAACACTCTACAAAATTCTTCCGTCACTACTATCATATCTTTGGGAGATTCTGCTAATACAGTTAATCAAAGAAATGATTTAAACCCCCAAGCCTTTAACATCTACAACACCTACGTATCTGCAACTGGACACGAACGTCTATCCTTGGGGTGGACAGGCAATACAGGTAGAATAGGAACTGATCAAGGAACAGGTTCTGGCTCCGCCAGAGACCTCCAATTCATGACAAGTGGAGTTGGAAGAATGACTATTTTAAGTGGTGGTAATGTGGGAATTGGCACAAGTACGCCATCATCAACAGCTATTCTAGAATTATCATCTACGGGAAGAGGGTTTCTACCCCCTCGTCTTACAACAACTCAACGAAATGTCATAGCATCTCCTGCGGATGGATTGGTAATCTATAATAGTACTCAAACAAATCTAAACACCTACAATTCAGGAATCTCTGGATGGGAAGCCGTTGTAGATTCAGACTATGTGCAAAATGTATCCACTTTAACACAGGCGCAATACAATGCATTATCTGGCGGTCCAGTTGCTACAACTCTTTATATCATAACAGACGCTCCGTCTGCTGGAACTAGTATAGCAAACATTGCATCCAAAACAGGAAACTATACAATCACAAGTTCAGACTATTGTATCAATGTGACAGCTTCAATTAACACGACCATCACGCTACCTTCAGCAATTGGATTGGCTGGTTATATATTTGTTATTAAAAATTCAGGAACTGGTATTGTGACAGTTGTGCCAGCATCAGGAGAGCTTATAGATGGATCATCCTCAATGGTAATCGGAACGAGATACAATTCAATGACAGTAATGAGTCTAGGAACTTCAACGGGATATATTATTACGTAATATGGCAATCTTAAAATTAGGCAGCACACAAATCGGGGGAGTAGGTTTTGCTACTGCCCCAGGGAGAACATCACCAGTAATTGTTCCTTGGACTAGGCCAGTGGAATGGATGGTTTTATCCGACGCCCCAACCCAGGGTGTCAGTGCCTTATATGGTGTTGAAAATAGTGATGGTAATTATGTAGCTGTATCTTGTACAACAAGTGCAGGAAACTATACTGTAAACTGGGGAGATGGTACTTCTACAACAGTCGCATCTGGTGTCCAAGCGGATCATCTTTATAATTACTCTGGTATTACCGATACTTCTACAAGTAGTACTACACTGACCGTGGATGGCATGAAACAATGTGTTGTATCCATTACTCCTGTCTCAGGCAATTTAACATCCATAAACTTCAATGTTAAACATGCCAAGGCTGGTCTGGTTAGTGGTATGGGAGTAAATTGGTTGGAAGTAAATGTACAAGGAGCATCATTGGCTGGAACTGTGCCGATTGCCTTTGGAACAGCAACACAAGTTGTTTATTATAATTATTTAGAGCGTATTAATATAGGCACTACTGGAGTATTTACCAGTATGACATATATGTTTCAGGGTTGTAGGGCATTAAGAAGCATTGCTGGTATTCCAGATGTCACATCCGTTGTATATATTTCAAATATGTTTGTCAATTGTAACGCTCTACAAACAATACCAGCATTTTCTGGATCTGTATCAAATGTTCAATATATGGGAAGTATGTTTCTGAATTGCTATTCTCTACAAACAAT